AGATATAGGAGAAGCCCCTAGTAATGGATATGCTGGAATGGGAGCATCAGATTAAAAAAATTTAAAGAGGAAAAATTATGGCAGAAATAGAAAATACACCAGATTTAATAAGTGGCGATGATTTAGGCGCCAATGCTTTAGACCACACAGCTGTAGCAGATTCTTTTATTAATGTATCAGCTTCTGACCCTACAACAGCTAATGACACAGGCCAAGGTTATGTTGTCGGTAGTTTGTGGGTTAACTCATCATCAGGAGAAGTTTTTCAAGCAATAGGTGTTACTGCTGAAGGAGCTCAATGGGCAGGCCAAGAAGGAGAAGATGTTAATATATCTCCTGCATGGCAAGGATTATCATTTGGTTATGAAACAGGTGGAGGAAATCCTGCTCATAGTGATGAAATGTCAAGATGGTCATTAACAGCACCTTATACTGCTGCTGATATTGGAACATTATCTGATGCTATGTATAGTTTAGGTCCAGCACAAGCTGGATCCACTTGCTTCTTAGCAAGTGGAAGAATTACTCCTGTAACACTCCGAGATGAAGTCGCAAGTTTTCCAGCATCAGCACCAACGACCGTATCCGATGTTGGAAATGTTAACAATTCAACAGCTTATGCAGGAAATGGTTGGAGTGCAACAAAAGGATATTTATTTAGTGGTAATGATGGCCCTGGCGCAGGAGATACAATACAAGATTATTCACTTGTAGCTCCCTATTCAGCAAATGATGTCGCTGAACATGGTGCTACTGATAAAGAATGGCCTACATCCCATGATGATGATTCATACACTTATATTGCTGGAGGGGCACCCCCAGGAAGTGGAATAGACCATATTTACAGATACCAAAAAGGAACTTCTACTCCTTCATCAGATATTGGAGAAACAGCCGCAGCAAAATATGCAAGTTGTGGTTGCACGGATAACACCAATTCTTATGGTTTTATAAGTGGAGGAGGGGCACCAGAAGTAAACGAAATTTCAAGATTTCCATTTGCAAGTCCTACATCAGGAGCAGATGTGGGAGAACATGCGGCACCATGGATGGCTTATGGTGCAAATAGAGGTGTGAGTTCTTTAACTCATGGTCATGTAGTAGCTAGAACAACTGCTAATGCAAAAGAAAGATATGCTTTTGGGTCGCCAGCATCTGGAGCAGATATTGGAGAAGTTGCTCACGGTGCTTCAGATGATATTTGTTGTCATAGTATTTAAAAGGAATTAAATGAGAATAGACATACAAAAAGAAGAATTTGCGATAATCCTGTTACTAATATGCTTAGCATATTTACTCTTTGCTTAATTGACTTTTTGACGCCAATCTGATATAATAATATATTATGACCCTAGAAGAAATTCAGGAATTAGTAGAAAAAGATTTACAAATCAACGATAGTGAGTTAGATTTGGAATCAATTAAAATCCCCCAACTTCATAGTAAATATTTAAAACTTTACACAAAGTTTAAACTCTTATTAGATAGAAGTAGAGAAGATTTCAAACTTTTAAAAAGAGAAAAGTGGGAATACTTTACAGGTAAATCTGATTCAGAAGTTTATGAAAAGAAACCATTTAACTTAAAAATTTTAAGAAATGATGTGGATAGATATATTGATTCAGATGAAGAAATCAGAAGATTAAGTTTAAAAATAAAGTATCAAGAAACAATAGTTGATTATCTTGATAGAACATTAAAAAATATTATGAATAGAGGATTCCAAATAAAATCAGCCATAGATTGGAAGAAATTTACAAGTGGAGCCATCTAGAAAATACATTTTACACTATGAAACATTTTAGATTGTTTCCAACTCATCTTTGGGAACACGAAGTTGCTGAAAAAAAACATCTCAATAAAAGAATAGTTAACTATGTCCTTGAGCAGGATACACATAAGAAGAATTGGCAAAGTAAAAGCACAATGTATAAATTGAAAGAATTTGATGTTTTAAATAAAAATATAGAACATTGTATAGAAATGATTTGTAAGACATTAGGATATACTTACGATAGAATGGAAATAACAGGTATGTGGACTAATGTTTTAAAACCAGGTGAATCACATCCACCACACACTCATTCAAATAATTTTTTTAGTGGTGTATATTATGCTCAATCTGATGGTGGAACTAGTATTATTTTTTCCGACCCTAGACAACAATCACAAGTTTTATTGCCTTCAAAAAAACACAATTTTGATAATGCAAATTTATTAACCTTCCCTAGTGTAGCTGGAACAATGTATATTTTTCCGTCTTGGTTAACTCATTGGGTTCCTGTTAATAACACCGAGTTTAATAGAATAAGTGTTGCTTGGAATGTTATATTAAGGGGTGATATGGGCAATAAAGATGAATTTCAATATGCCAAACTCTAATGCAATTATTGTATCAAAAGAAAATGAAGTATATTTAAAACTTGATGCTGAAGCTTCTGCTAGAAAAATGTTATCAGAATTTTTTTCTTTTGAAGTTCCTGGTTATAAATTCACTCCACAATATAGAAGTAGAGTGTGGGATGGTAGAATAAGATTGTTTCAATATGCAAGTGGTAGAATATATGTTGGACTTTTACCATATATACAAGAATTTGCAAAACAAAATGATTTAACTTTGGTTTATGATAAGGGTGTCAAAGAAAAAATAAATGATATTCCTGTTGATTACTTAAAAAAATATATTAAAACTTTATCATCATTTAAAATAAGAGATTATCAATTGGATGCTGTTAGATATGCTTTGCAACATAATAGAGCATTATTATTAAGTCCTACGGCATCAGGAAAGTCTTTTGTAATTTATTGTTTAGTGAGATATTATTTGTTAAAAAAGAAAAAAATATTAATTATAGTTCCTAAAACATCACTAGTAGAACAATTATATTCAGATTTTAAAGATTATGGATTTGATAGTAAAACTAATTGTCATAGAGTATATTATGGATATGAAAAGACATCTGATAAACCTGTTATTATATCCACTTGGCAGTCTTTGTATAAATTTCCACAAGAATATTTTAAAAAATTTGGTGCTGTGTTTGGTGATGAAGCACATCTATTTAAGGCTCGTTCTTTAACAGGCATTATGACAAAATTGATTGATTGTAAGTATCGCATTGGATTGACAGGCACATTAGATGAAACTAAAACACATAAGTTAGTTTTAGAAGGACTTTTTGGTGCTGTAAATAAAGTTACAACAACTAAAAAGTTGATGGATAAAAAACAATTATCTACTTTAAAAATATATGCTCTTGTTTTAAATCATACAAAAGATAGTAGGCATTATGTTCACGATAAGAAATATCACGAAGAAATGAGTTTTTTGGTTAGTCATACACCAAGAAATAAGTTTATAAGAAATCTTTGTTTAAACTTACAAGGCAATACTCTTTGTCTATTTACTTTAGTTGAAAAACACGGTAAAGTATTATTAGATATGATAAAAAAGAAAGCAGAAAAGAATAGAAAGGTATTCTTTGTTTATGGGGGTGTAGAAGCATTAGATAGAGAAAAAATAAGAAGTATTGTAGAGAAAGAAGATAATGCAATTATTGTTGCAAGTTATGGAACATTTAGCACAGGAATTAATATAAGAAATTTACATAATATAGTCTTTTCATCACCCACTAAATCTAAAATAAGAAGTTTACAATCAATTGGCCGTGGTTTAAGAATCGGGGATAATAAGACTGAAGCTACTTTATATGACATAGCAGATGATTTAACTTATAACAAAAAGAAGAATTATACACTAGAACATTTTTCGAATCGTATAAATATTTACAATGAAGAAGATTTCAACTATGAAATCCATCAAGTGGAGTTAAAAAACTAATGTCAGTAACAGATGTAAAAATAATAAAATTAGATACTAACGAAGATATAGTATGTAAATTAACTGAAAGTGAACATATGGTTATATGCCATAAACCATTGTTAATGAGAACAATTCCTCAAATAAGTAGAGTAGGAATAACTGAACAAATGACACTAATGAGATGGATTCCTTTTAGTAAAGATAATTCAACAGCTGTTTCAAGAGATAAAATAGTAGCAATTGCAAATGCAGATGATGCTTTAAAAGAAAAATATCATAAAATTGCGGTAAATTATGAGTTGTTAGATAGTGAAGCAGATAAGATTTCTAAAGAAAAGGACCCTAAAGGTTCTACAATAACCACTAGTGATAAAATGCAGAAGAGATTAAAAGATTTAGCAGATTTTTATACTAATAAAAAGACAATTCATTGATTGGGGTAGCTGGTATCTCTTCGTCCTACATAGACATTATACCATAGATCCTAGAATTGTCAAGTGATTTTTGAAATAAAATGGAGACATAATGACATATCAATATCAAGACACTATAAAAAAATCCGAAAAAAAACAAGAACCTGATTTGTTCAATTATGAACAACAACATCAGCAGATTGCTCAGGGACAAAAAGAAAATTTTGAAAAACACAAAGCGGAAGAAGCTAAAAAGCAACAAACTAAAAAAAACGAAACAGGCTATGAGCCAGAATCTAGTGAAGAAACAAGAAATGCTCATAATAAAAAGATGGAAGAGTTGTATGGTGTAAAATCAAAAGAACAAAAAGATATTAACAAAACTTTAAATGAAGCTGAAAAAACTACACAAAAAAAATTGGAACCAGGTAAAGGACTTATTACTCAAACACTATTTCCAACTTTAGTTCATAGAGGAAGTTTACCTATTTCAGCTAAGATAAATCCACCTTTAATTAAGCATTGTTATAAGTTAAAAAAAGAATGGGAAGAAAAAAAGGAACCAAGTTTAAATCGTTCTGTTAAAATGGGTTGGCAAAGTAAACCAACTATACAAGAGTTACCTGAATTAAAAGATTTTGTTAAGTGTCTTCAAGATGCTGTTGGTTTTGTTTTTAAAATAATGAAAGTGCCTGAAGAACAAAATATAATGATGTTAGATACTGTATGGTATAATGTATGTCCAAAGGGAGGATATAATGAAACTCATGTCCATCCAGGTGCATTTTTATCAGGTGTTTATTATTTAAAAAAACCAGAGAAGTCAGGTGATATAAATTTTCACGACCCTAGAAAAGGTTCAATGTGTTCTAGGGAGCCTCAACATGTTGCTAGAGGCTCTTTACAAAGGGTAGATACAAAAGCAGGTGATATTATTATTTTTCCTGGATGGCTAGAACATTCAGTTGAACCAAATTTTGATGAAGAAGATAGAATATCAATTTCTTTTAATGTTAGTTGGGGATATAAACCAGGACACGGATATATGGAAGATTTTATAGAGAATAAAGAAAAACAAGCAAATGAAGAAAAAAAAGTGAGCAACATTTATGGCTAAAAATGAATTTGGAAGAAGAGAAAGAGAATTCATAAAAGGATTTTGCAAAAGAACATTTGGTTATTTCACACCACATTTTTACAGATTATTACTTATTATAGGTCTTTTACTTTTATTTTTAGTGTGGTTTAGTAAAAACTATGCTCTTTCATATACTGAAGATATAGAAGGCATAGAAGCTTTACCTAAAATAGAAATGGAGGCAGTTCCAGGAGATACAACTATTCAATCATATTGCGCTACTGATGAAAGTTGTAGAGAACATAGGTGGAATGAAATAAAAGAAGTATATTTTAATGATAAAACTTTTATTAATAAAGATAAAGATTCTTGGTTACTTACACCAAAAAGAGCACCTGATGGTGCATTTGTTCCTATAAGTTTTGGAACACATAGAAAAAATGTTAAATTTGCTCATTTAGTTATTGATATGAATCCTGTTCCAGCAGGGTCTTGGTTTGATTTTAGAGATAGTCTTTTAACTGAAATAGATTTTCATATAAGAGTTAGATTGGAATCTTATTCTAATATAAGAATAATTTTTGAAACTAACACACACTATTATCAAGTTGCAAATTTTGTAAAAGCATCAGGTGGCTGTGCTGCTCCACCATTGGGAAATATTGATAGTTTTTATAAAACAGCAGGAAAAATAAGAACAAAAATTATAGATGATAGAATAAAAATTTCAGTATTGCATCCACAATTTAGTGGATTGCAAATGAATCCTCTTACAACAGAATTTATAGAACCATTTTATGTTCAAAGAGTAAAAGTTTCAGCAAATGGACCATTTATAGAAAAAACGGAAAAATATAATCTTTTTGATTTTCACGGTGATATTTCAACATCACAAAATCCGACTTTTAGTTTTAAATTTCCTGAATTAAAATGGGAAATTAAAACGATTCGTTCTATAAGTATTGAAGTTGAAGATTCTGATGACAATGTTTATAAAAGAACAGAACAGATTTTATAATCTATTGACTTTTTTTCATAAATTGTTTATAATATCTTATGGTAAGAAAATCCACAAAAAAACCCGAACACTATGTAGATAATAAATTATTTTTGGTTGCTATGGTTGATTTTAAAAAGTCAATTAATAAAGCTAAAAGAGAAAAGAAACCAAAGCCAAGAGTCACGAATTACATAGGTGAATGTTTTTTAAAAATAGCAAATCACTTATCATATAGACCAAACTTTATCAATTACACATATAGAGATGATATGATAAATGATGGTATAGAAAATTGTTTACAATATCTAGAAAATTTTAATCCAAAAAAATCTAAAAATCCTTTTGCATATTTCACACAAATAATATATTATGCCTTTGTGAGAAGAATACAAAAAGAGAAAAAACAATCATTAATAAAAAATAAATTAATACACGAATCTGGCTTAGCAACTTTAGCACAACAAACTATGGATGATACTCAATATAAAAATGAGTTAGTTGAGTTTTTAAAAAGAAATAGTTATGACAAATATGTTGAAGAAGAAGCCTTAACAGAAAAACAAAAACAAAAACAAAAAGCAAAAAAGAAAAAATAATGG